GTTCCCGTTGTGTCTTTAATCGTTCCCGCTTTTATCGGTCCCGAAAATGTAGTTGTAGCCATAATTATCCTCCTAGTATAAAAAGCATAGTCTCTAGGCCGTCCACTATACGGGTCTATGCTTCAATTAATTGTATAGTGTTTTAAATATACATAAAAAAAGGGGCGAAGTAAATACTCCGCCCCTCTTTATCTTTTTAAGCTTGATTAATCGGCTTAACTTGATCCTGATGAACCAAATACACATCTAGGGTCTGAGAATCCAAAAGAATATCTCTCTCTAGCTTTGTATCTGACATTACCAGTATCAAAGTCACCTTCCATCGCAGTTCTTAGTGGTGATCTGACGAAATGTTTAAAGCCATTAGGTGCATCAGTGATGATAAAGAAAGCATTCACGTCATTTAAGAAGTGATTTACTCTGTAGCCTTCTGGAATCATATTCATGTTATTAATAGCGTTTATGTCATTGTCAGCAGTTCCAACTCTTAGCGGCGATTTTAGGATTCTTTCAGCAGTAAACTGTAATTCTTTTGGAATTATTAGTTTTCTACCTTGCATCGCTATTCTTAAGCCTCTTTCATCGATAAATGCAGCAATTTTAATTAATGCATCCTCTAATGAAGTTTCGCTTAAGTCCGCTTGTGTTGAAAACGTGTTCACCAAGCTATTACCAGAAATAGTTGGGTGATCGGTAGCACATAAAGGCTTACCGTCTCCACCTAACTGTGAAGTGCTGAATGCATTATTAAGAATTTCTGCACCCTTCACTTGTTTGGTATTTGCCATGGATCTCGCCAACGCTCTTGCGTAACGATTACCGAGTCTGTCATACAAGTTATCTTCAATTGCTTCTTCAGTAATTGCAAATGCTAGTGCAACAGTTTGGTGTGTATATCTTGATGTGAATACTTCTTTCGCATCATCGAATACAACCGATGCACCCTCAGCTTTGGTGCTTGCGCTACCAAATCCTGAAAGCATTACTTCTTCTTCAAAAGCTCTATCTGATGTCTCTTGTGTGAAGATTTCAGCAGTCTCGTTTTCGTATCTGTCATACTCTAGTCCGAATAGTGCATTCAGACCAGGCTCTAGTTCTTTAACTAGCTGTGCTCTTGATATTGCCATAATCTATATACTCCTATTACGATTGACCTACAGTACCAGACTTGTACGAGTGCTCGTTGATTATTACTAGAACGTCTACACCTGAAGCGGCCGAAATGTCTGAGTTTGAAGGATCCTGTGAAATATCAACAGCTTTCAATTGGAAAGTTGAAGATGAATCAGCAGTAGCCACATCGAGACTCACTCTTGATTGACCAGATAAAGTATCACCAGTTGTTGCATTCGTTTTATAGTTTGCAAACAAGTGAGATACTGTAAATGTTGCGTCTGCATTAATTTCAAACACAACGTCTGGACCGTCAATAACTTGAGCCACAATGTCATTCGCAGAAATCGAACCTGGATAGAAGTTCTTAAATGTCGGTTTTTGAGTTGTCGGATCAGTGTAGAACACTCCGTTGAAAACACCAACTAATGGGTTATCAGTTGCTCCAGCTCTTTCGATTGTACCGTCAGCCTTCGTTTTAACTAAATCACCCTGGAATATCGCAGTCCCATAATTTTTAAGAATACGATATCTGTTTTGTGCTCCATTGTACGGAGTTCCATCTAACTGTCTAGCAGGTCTCAAACCGAAATTGCCAGTGTCGTTTGCCATCGTTTTTAGTCCTCTACTTAGTTAGTTGTTAGTTTATCTTTGTAGTGATAACAAAAAAATTATTTTTTTGAACCACCACCAAAGGTTACCCTTGATTGCCTCTCAATATTGATAGGCATCTCAGGACGCTGCTCCTTCATAAGATCATTATCAACCGCTTGTATTTGTTCGCGAGTTTTAGTCTCGAAGTATTCTTTCCGCGATTGCATGACCTCTTCCGGTATCCTTGCAAGCAAATGGCCACCAACCCCGATGATCCCTTGGTGTTTACCTTCCTGAATCGTTGGATAATCGTGAGGACCTATCTCTTTGAGAACGGTCTCTGCTCTCACAAATTCCCAACCTTCCCTCAATGCTTTAGAGACGTTTGCAGAATCCATGAAACCCATGGTCTCTGCTCTAATCCATCTCTGAACCATTCCCTGAGGAGCAGGTGGAGCATCTAAACTTGATGGAGGAGTCCAATCTGTTTTTCTTTTTGTTTTAGATCGCATTTCAGACTCGCGCGATGACGTTTTATTTTTATCTTTTTCCATATTTTCTCCTATTTAACGTATTTCGCGTATTCCTCTAGTGGCACCCCTAATTTTTTAGCTATCGCTACCTGTGATTTGGTGAGTCTCACAGTCTTGCGTCCACTTTGGTTACGCACTGCAGGTGCAACGGTTTGGACGGGTCTCCTTTGCGCCTGATTTTGACCAAACTTTTGAGGAAAATATCCTCTTATTTGTTTGTCCAATTCATTATAATACTCATCTGAGTCTCCTTCAACCCCACTTCTTATCAAATTTTCATGAATCGCCATTGCAGCATTATGCATGACTGGGTCATCATTGAACCAAGAGTTTTCGTCCACCCATTTTTGTGCTTTATAACTTGGTATTGCTTGATTTTGAGGTGTTTGAGTCTCAGGTGGAACCATTGAGTCATCCGGTTTTTTTGACTCTTGTTCCTTTACAAACTTTGTTTGAGCTAATCTTTCTTTTTCAATAGCAACTTGTGTTAGCTTTTGATTTGCCTCAACAATTGATTTTGCATCTTGATTTTCAATTGCTCTTTGTAACAAAGTATTTGCAGTAGTCTCATCATTAACTAATCTTTTTTCAAACTCATTTAAGTAGTTCTCTTCCATTTTAGGATATTGACTCTTAAATTTTGTTACCTCTGATTTTAAACCTTGTGCATATTGTAACGCTGCCTCAGCTCTTCTATCAGCTTCTCTTCTAGCCTTAGTTAATTGATTAATTCTTTTTTGAACACTGTCTGATGCTTTTGTTAAATCAAAACCATCATCTTGTTTTTGTTTGTCTTCAACAATGTCAATTGGTGTTTTATCTCTAATGATTTCAGAACCTTCTTGTTCAATCTGTTCCTTTTGAAGGTTGACATCTTTAGATTCTGTTTCCATTTTTGCAGGCTCTACATCAATGGTTTCTGGTTTTACATCATCTGTATCTAAATCAACTTCAACATCATTTTTACTTATTTCTGCCATTTGTCCTCCTAATATAAATGCAGTATATCCTCAGGATTACTGATTGTTGCGATGATCTCATCATCGTTTAATATTCGGACTTCAGCTCCTTCTATTTTAAAACGAGAACCAGCGTACCTGCCGAAGATAATCCAATCACCCTTCTTGCACCACGCACCAGTTGGAAACTTATCCTTATCCTGGTATGCTAATGGACCAAGTTTTAAAACATACGCACACACTGTTGTCATCTGTATTGTTTCTGCTGTTTGATCAGAAAGAATAACACCACCCTTAGTTTTTTTAGGACCACTATATGGTAAAACTAATAATCTATATCCGGTCGGCTCTGGCAATCTCTCTAGGGAGGATTTATCAATAGACGTTGGATCTAGAAATAGTTTTTTAACTTCTTCTTGTGATTTGTATGCGTTTAATAAAGCAGGTTCATGCTTATTAACTTCAGCTGTCTTCGTCTTCATTTGGCTCCTGTTTCTTTAGCAGGTCTGTTAAGTCCCTGTGCAGATCCTCATTGGACCTGATTTGTCCTATTATATACTTATACTCCTCAAAGGTGTCAACACCTAATTTAATCTTCTCCGTTAGAGCATCCGTTTTGTCTTTTAGAATTTTTTGAATATATTTTACGGTACCGTAATCCACACTATCTCCGATACTTCTCTCTCCAATAATTAGCTCTCTCTAATCGTCTTACCCTATATTCGAGGTTGGTATATCTGTAAAATATCTTAAGTTTAAGAAATTTAAAAAAATTAATTAACACTTCCATCGTCTACGAGCTTGTCTAATTCTTGAATTTGGATCATTTCTTGTTTTTGCACTAGCTCTTTTTAACTGACCAAGCGATCGAGCGCAATAACTTTTTCTTCTCTTAGCAGCTTTTGATCCTGGCTTAACTTTACCAGTTACAGCTGTTTGTAATTTAGATCCTGGATTCATACGCCTATACGCAGCCACACCAGCTTTAGTCATACCAGCTCCAGATTTGGTTGGTCTAAAATTTTTTTTATTTCTAGCTGGCATTCCACCTTTTTTCATTTTAGCTATCTTTTCTAATTTCTCTGCTTGCGATGCATGAGCTTTTGAAGCTTTTTTTAATTTACCAGCAACCTGTAAAATACCACCTTTATTAAATTTTTTTTTAAAACCAACACCTTTGTAATCTTTTGATATATCTATGAATATTTCTGATTTAGGAACCTCATTTGGTAAATATTCTTCATCTAATTTTGCTGCACCAATTCTTACTGATGGTCCTTTTCCTGATTTTCCAATATTTTTTAAATCTTTTTCAGTAAAATACCCTTTACCTTTTGGAGGAGTAAAACCAAAAGCATAAGAAATAATATCATCACTCATAGGTATCTCATTCTAGTCTGATCTATGATACCACCACTCATCTTAGAAAATGTTTTTACATTAGTTGGTTTTGGTCCCACATTGGCAGCGGCCCGTTTCCTTGCAACGGCAGATCTTCTTTGGCCTTCTGACATCCTTCTTGCTTTCGCAAGTGGGACACACTTCGGATACTTTCGTTTCGCATCCTTCTTCTGTTTTGAACGGCCACATTTTGCGAACGAGCCATCTTTTCGCTTGCTCCCAATATCTACCCATTTCTGATCGAACCATTTTTTTAAACCATTAGACATATTTAAATTTTGTAGTATCCATTATTCCACCCATAGCTTTTCCTGCAGGTTTAGGACCTTTAAAGTCTTTTCTTTTTACACCTGATGGATCTCTTGCTTTACCTGCACAGATTTTACTAGCGTAGGCATTAGCATATGCTGAGGGATATACCTTAAATTTTCTTTTTGCTGCGGCTTTACCTCTTGGACATAGTTTTGTCATTCAAACCCCCTTAATAAACTGCCATAATATTTTTTGTAAGATGGATTTGACAGTTTTTTTCCATCTACAGTCCCTGAAAGTTCCACCCTCTTTTTTACTATGAACCTTTTTTATTTTACCTTTATTAGCGGATGCGTAAAAAACAGCCTCACCTTTTTCGTCTCCATACTGATCTTTCATGGATTTCATAATTTTTTTACCTTTTTTAGTGAGTGGCATTATTTTTTACCTCCGTTACGAAATATTTGTGTACCCTTTATACCATAAATACTCGCCACGACAAGGATCCACAAATTTGTGAACCAGCTGGGCAGCTGCGAGAACATCTCGAAGAACAATTTTACCTTATCCATCGCTGTTGGGTCATCTGATATAACTGCATAGGCTAACACTAACACGGGCAGGCTTAAAATTATTAAAACTGCTTCGTCTTTCCAGTCTGATTGTCTAGCTTCTAGTAATTTTCCTTGATAAGCTTCCTCACCACGAGCTTGTCTCTCTGCATGTAGGAGCTGAGCATCAGACATAGCCATCTTTGCTTTCTGTTTGTTAGCGTATATCTTGCTCCCAGCAGATATCGCAAGTTTGATTGCACTAAACCACATTGTTCCTCCTGTTTTTCCAATGTTCAATTAGAATATTTGCTTTTTCTTTACGTCTTATACTAAAATATTTAATACAAAGTTTCAATATGTCGATAGCTTTACCGCCTCTAACACGCCATCTCCATGAAATTTTGTAATGTTTCTTTCTTGGATGAAATTTTGTTATGTGACCGACCTTAAAAAACTTTTCTAAAGACTCAATAACATCAAAATCAGTCATTTCGCATGAAATAACTGGATATATGTAGACATATCTCTTTTCTTTTTTGTTAGTTTCTAAGAAAAAACTACCTTCACCGTCTAAAATACCTGCAAAGTACCCTAAATTATTTAACCCCGACAAATTTCACGCCTCTACCCTTCTCTACTGCACCCACACCACGGATGCCATCAGGTCTATGAGGACAGATACCATGCGATCTTGGACCTTTTTTTGGTGGAGGACCAAATCGTTTGCCACCAGATAAGCCACCTTGGCTAAATTCAAAATTAAATTTTTGAGGCTGAATAATTTTAGGACCCGCAGGTGCAGGTTTAGCTGCTGCTTTTGGTTTGATGCATGGAGGTAAAGTTCCATCTGGACAAAGCCGAGGACCTCTATCATCTTTTTGTTTTAATTCTATTTTTTTAGGTTTTGCTTCTGTTATGAAAGCTTTGCCCTCTGGTGAATTTGGTTTTAAAGTTCTTTTTGTCGGATCAGGGTTGTACTGGTTACCTCTATAAAATTCTCTATACAATCCTTCTTTTCTTGCAAATTTTTGTCTATCTTTATAGGCTTTTTTTTGAGCTGCACCAGCTATTACACCACCAAAAGGAATGGCAGCTCCAGCAATAGCATTTAATAAAATATTTTGTTTAAATGGTGCATCTTTTTCATCACCTGGTTTTGCGCTTTTAGGAGGTACAAATCCTTTTTTTGGTACTGGTCCTCTATCTGCACCTCTAAATGCATCTCTGTTTGCTGATGGAGATGCCGCTGCTGCTTTTGCTGTGCCTGTAGGTTGATCATACTCTCTACCAGCAGCTCCTCCCACTCTAAGTCTTTTAATTTTTCTTCTCACGTGCTTGCTCCTCCTGTAACTTTAATCTACCACGTTGTATTTCCTCTTGTAAAGATAACTTATCTTCTGCTATCGTTTGTTGGGCTTCATATCTTCCTTCTTCAACTGACAATCGCTCTGCAGTCTCTTGTGCTTTTCTAGCTATGTCTTGTGCTTTTAAATCTAATTCTCTTTGCTTTAACTGCACCAAAGGATCTTGGTTCATCATTCCTAAAAACTCTGCTTCTTGTTGCACCAATTCATTAGTTAGAACAACTATTCTTTCAGCAACCGCTGAATCATATTGTAAAGCAAAAGCTTCTGGATTTGTTTGTTGTAATTGTACCATGTTAGGGTCTTGTAAAAATTGTTGCATCACTTCGTTTTTAGCTTTTAAACTTACGTGTTCAGATATGTGTCCTTGCAATAAAGCATACACAGATGGGTTTGATTGAACCATTCTAGTTCTAATAAATGACATGTGTGCAGAAATATGTGCATCATGGTTTTGTTGTGGAAATGCTTTTGGTAATTGCATTTGTAAAGCTGCTGTGTTTTCTGAAGCTGGGTCTATTGGTTGTGGTGGTTCAGGCTCTGCCTGTAATAAGGCATCAATATTTCTAACCCCTAACGCTTCATACATTCTTCTGTAAGCTTCGTACATATTATGAATCTGAGGATTAGCCTGAGCTAATTGTAATTCTGTTTGTGCAAGAGTTACTCTTTGTGACATTGAGAATATGTTTGGGTCTGCAACTGGTATAATATCTACACGTTCATCAAAGTCTGTAAACTTAATAAATCTATTACCACCAACAACAGCATATGGATATTCTGGTGGTAGATACTCACCAAATAATCTAGACATGATTTTAAATTCTTCTTTCATTGAGTAATAACATCTTTTGTGGATAGCAGACATTACTCTTGAACCACGTTCTAATAATGCAACTGTTGTACCAACTGCTGCTTGTTGATTACCATCACCAACTTGTAAGTCAGCGATTGCAGCGAATCTTCGACCTGCGTCCACACAAAAACCTAACAATTGAAACAATGTCGAACTTGGTTCTTTAAATGGTAATAATTGAAACTGATCTCTTATGTTGCCTCCAGGAGCGTCCACATCTCTAAACTCACCTGGTTGCAATGGCTCTGCATCATCTCTAACTCTCATACCTCTAGATTTAAATCCAGCTGGTAAGTTGGCTAAAGTACCTGCATCCAGTAATTGTCTCAATGCACCAGTTGCTGCTTTCGATAATCCACCAATCATGTGTATTAAACCAAAACCATAGAACCCTAATCCAGGTAAAAACTTATAATGAACGAAATAAGGTATTCTTCTTTTCATAGGATCGTTTTCTTTGTAGTTTCTATAAATACTTAAAATAGTTGTGCTATCTTCATCCATAGTAACTATGTAAGGAACTTTAACACCATCTTCGCTTTCATAACCTGGTAAATCTAGATCAACATGCATCTCAACAAAGTTATAAAGATCCTGATATTTTTGTGGTTTGACACCTTCTAACTCTTGGTATTTTTTTTCTGCTACACCTTCTTTAAAAAACGGCTCTGGTAATTCTACATCTCTGTAAAAACCAGATGCAACTCTTTTTGCAATTGTATTTTTAGTTACTCTTTGTACTTCTGAAATTCTTTCTGCTTCATATAGATCTGATGCATTGTATGGTACAACTAAATCTTCAGCATGAATAAATTTTGCTTTACATCTTTGGACTGTTGGGTCGTAAAATATTTTTTTAAATGTAGATCCTGCAAGCGGTAAGAAGAATAACATTTGATCCATCTCAGGTGTGTACTCTTCCATAACATCAGTAATCTGATAGTTCATGTAATCTTTAACTCTATTAGCTTGTTTGATTGTGTCAGCAGTTTCTTTTCCAACAACCTGACATCTTACAGGTCCATCACTTGGTAATAATTCTTTAAATGCTTGTGCTTGAAACTGTGTTGCAGCTTCAGCTAATATCGGATGTGTAACACCAGAAGCTCCTGCAAATGGTCTTGTGACCTCTTGATATTTAAATCCTAATAAATCTAAACCTTTAGTATAAGTTTCAATATATGATTTTCTAGCTAATGAATCTTCTTTAAAGTCTGCTAATAGTTTGACACCCAGTTCCTTCAGTTCACCTTCGTCCATGAACTCAGCGAGATTAGCATAAAAGTTTTCTTGAGGTGCTTCAGGCGGTTGATCACCCACAAGAGCATTACCCTCTTCATCTTCTATAACATCTATGTTTTCATTAACAGTTAAGTCTTCAGGACTCTGAATCTCAAGATCTTCTTGTTCCTGAACTTCAACTAGGTCTTCTCTAGACATTAGTTACCTTTCTTAAATGCTTTACCTATACCACGAATTGCAATACCGATTCCACGTTTATCTTTAATTGGTTTTGGTTTAAGAACTTTTCCTTTAAATGTTGGCTTTGGTCTGATAACTCCGCCAGCTCTTTTCCCTACAAGGGCTTTACCTTCTTTTAACATTTTTAAAATTTTATCTATTCTTTTCACAAGCCTTGCGTTTGATCCTTGTGCAAATCTTTCTTTTGCCATAGGATTTTTTAATTTACTTAATTTTTCCATTGGACTATTACCCATGCTGCCTCCCTTTTTTACACCGGTTACACCCTTGAATACTTTA